CAAATAGTAGTTTTGAAATGGTCTACTCCATTGTACAATATATTATTACAAGTCGGTCATCTGACAATGACTTCTTTTTAATTGTCTTTCCCTGACTGGGTCCATGCTGGACATACTCATCTTCCATGCGTGGCATGAAGTTGGCCATGACTACTACATGAGCATACGTGTCATAATGAATAGTAACAGGCTCATACTTATTACTAGTGACGTGTCTATCCTTGACCATTTCTAAAACATTATACTGTAACACATCTTCCTTCTCACGAGGAACATCATAAACCATATTACCACCGTGCTCTATGTATTGGTATGTGATATCATCGGTCTTTCCTCCTCTTGTATAGAACCAACCTTTCTGAATGAGCGTTTCGGCAAACGTAGTTTTCCCTTCATTTCCTTCTGAGCCATAGACCCAGTAAATAGTTCTTTTATCAGATGCAACGGAAATGAGAGATGATAAATGGACTTGCCAAGGTCTGTCCATTTCAGGCAAAATAACATGGTTGAATCTTTGATTAGTGACAATCGCCAAGCATCTACGATAGACCTTAGGGTCGGCAATCTTAAGCTCTTCTGGTTCTTCCTGAAAGCGTTCCATATTTTTCCTCTTCTTTGACCCAGCCTCAATGAATTCTCCGAATTCCCAAGGTCCATCAACTCTAGTATCTTCTTTTGTACAGTATACTCTATTTTGCCCATTACTTCCCTTTGCAGGCAAGAAATGCCAGACATCGCTAATCTTGGACTTTAACTGAGATAACCTAGCTTTCACTTTCAAAGTGAGAAAACCTTGAAAATGTAATCTACCGGTGGATTTACACAACTCTTGTTGAAAAACAGTGTAGTTGCACGAAGCGTGTAACTCAGAGAAAGGAATAGATTCTTCAAATGAAGTAAAACACCAACGAAAGCATTGGGTTTCCCTGGAAGCCATACCTAGTTGACTTGATATCAATAAACAATCAGATCCTGATCGCTTGTCAGGTTCGCGCTCTTCCGATTAACTAATGAGATGTGGCAACTAATGGAGGAGCAGAGGAAGTGGAGCTGAGGAGATGGAGCCGAGGACGGGTAATACTAACCGTCCTCCTTGGCTCCCCTTATATAGCCGCGCGATGATTAAACAAACCAGATATATTGAAAGCGGTATGGACGGCGAGGTGGGAACTTGGCAGATTCTCGTATTGCGTTCACACGGAGGACGAGATGCCAAAAGAATCTTTGTAAAGCGGGAAAGTCAAATATGACTGCCATACTGTATTGTTAACTTCTAAGCAATCAGTTCCATACGCTGCGCGTATGGTGGAAGCTAAAGCTTCCACGTGGCCTGCCCGCTCCGCGGGAAGCGGCCACTGCGCTGCGCGCGCCCAACGAAAGGTCTTGTGACTGGAATACAACCTTGATAGAGTGTGCGGACGGCCTTCGGCCTCATACGGCACACATTTGAGATTAAGCGTTTTAAAGACATTCCGAGGCATAAAGGCCTCGGGTGGTTTATATTGTCATTATTTCTGATTGCGTTTTGAGTAAGGACGCTTGATGCAAACCACTTACCGCCAACGTTTGCAAGCGCTATGTACATAATGTGAACAGTATGTTTCCCTCAGTTGTAATGTCTGAGTTACATGAGTAGATTACATAGAAGGATCGTCAAACGGAATATATACATTGTTTTCTCTATCATAATACACGAAAATTCGATTTGGACAGCGTGTCTGGATTGGTTCAATGATAGCACCATTGAATAACCTGACTAACTTTGAACGTTCCTGACTAGCGTAGAATTGAATTTCGTAGACGAAAATGTCATCTTCGAATATTACTGTTGAAACAAGGACAAATGACTTTATTTCTTTGAACATAGCACGGTAGAGATCCACTTCGATATAATCGGAACTAGTAATCTTCCATCTGATAGAACTGCGTCTGTTAGTAACAGAACGAATTTCGAATAAATGAGACATCCACCTACGGTACGCTTCGCTTGATAACGAGGAGCATACAACTCCTCTATTTATAACAAATAGTAGTTTTGAAATGGTCTACTCCATTGTACAATATATTATTACAAGTCGGTCATCTGACAATGACTTCTTTTTAATTGTCTTTCCCTGACTGGGTCCATGCTGGACATACTCATC